ATCGGAGGCCGGGAACTGGAGCGCCCGATCGGCCACCTCATCGACCTGCTGCACCAGCATCGTGAGCTTGTCGAGCGCGTCCTCGAGAGACTCAGCGGGGAGCCGGTCATTCGGGAGCAGGTCGGTCTCCTGCGTGGCCGGCGCGTTCCGCAGGATGGTGAGGGTGGTGCCGGCGGCGGGAGCGACCAGCATCGTGACGGACCCGCCGTTCTCGTTGCCGGCCCCGGTCACGGTGTAGTTAGTGGTCAGGGACTGGACTACCTCGGTCGTGCCGGTCCGCAGGATGACCCGCAGGTCCGCGGCTGCGAGGAAGTAGAACGGCACCGTGAAGACGGCGGTGGTTCCGTTGCCGGTGTAGTTGGCTCTGGCGGTGGTCGACGAGACGGTCATCGGTCATTGCTCCCTTGGCGGCCCGTACAGAACCTCGTACATGAACTGCTGCGGCGACTCGGGGTTCCGCTCGTCATTCAGGACATCGAGGGTGTATTCACCGCTGATCCTGATCTGCCTCGTCGGCAACCCGAAGATGTACCCGCTGCTCTCAAACAGATCCCATGCGACGTCATTGAACTCCCGGTCCCCGGCCAGCACATCCGACGTCCGCATGAACGTGCGCCCGACCTTCTCAATCGACCCGGCGACCGGCGACAGCCGCCAACTCGGCTGGAACGCCATCTCGCCCTCGCCGGTCAAGTTTATCATGGTGGCCTCGACCACCCCAGAACCTTCCTTGAGGATCGGCACCGAGGCCAACGGGTAGAGCAGCATCTTGCGGATCGCCCACCATGTCTCGTCCTCATCCTCGTCCGGGCCGCGCCCCGCCAGGATTTCGCCCAGCACCGCCGGCAGGATGACTAGCGCCAGCATCCGGGCGACCGCCCGGGGCATGTCGCGCACCCGGCGGGTGGTCGCGCCGACATCCCGCATCCGGGCATACAGCACCGAGAAGGGGGTGTAATACATGGTCAGCAGCTTCATCAGCTCGTTGTCGCGCTGCACCGCTGCAAGGTCTTTAGCGCCCGCTGCGCCCTGCGAGAGCCGGACCGCCCTGTCCCCTGCCCGGATGGCGTCCTCCTCCCCTAGGCCCTCTGCGAGCGCCTGACGGTACGCCCCGATCCATGTCGGGATGGTGATCTGCCGGTCGGCCATCGCGGTCAGGTAGAACGCGGACCGGCGGATGGCCGCCAACGGCCCGACCTCGCCACGCAAGGTGCGGAGACTGTCGCGGACGTCGCGGTCGATGTTGTCGGACCGGAACTTCATCTCGCCCGACCGATCGTAGACGAACTGCTCGAGGGTCTCGCGGTGCGTGGACCACGGCCCGAACCGGTTGTAGTCGATGAGCGCCTGCGTAAAGAAGCGCGGCTTGACGGTGTCGAGCGCGGGGCCGATGCCGGCGAACTGCGCCATCATGGTCGTGACCTTCCAGCCCATCGTGACGATAGCCATGTTGGTGCGGAACTGCATGATCGCGCGCGAGAACACGTTCCCGGAGTGCAGGGTGTCGGCCCGGTCGGACACCAGCACCTGCATCCACTTGGTGAACTCCCGGTAGCGGGCCTCGCCCAGCCGGTCGATCATCACCTCCTTGATCTCCTCGTCCTTGAGGATCTTGTTGAGGCTGAAGATGGCCTCGCGGTGGGAGATGTCCTTGATGACCTTGGTCAGGTGACTGGTCAGCACCTGCTCGTAGTCGAGCCGCACCGCCGCCTTCAGGTTCTCGACGCGCTGCTTGGTGTAGCCGCGGTCGGTCCGCGCGCGACCGTAGGCGTTCGACATGAACTGCGAAACCGACTCGGTCGCCTCGGCCTGCTTGTCGCCGACAGCCGAGAGCTTCGGGTCATAGGCCAGCGGGAAGTACCCGCCGCGGTAGTCCCCGAACCGGGTCTGCACCACACGCGGCTCAACCTTCGGCGGCGCCACGCCGGACGTGCGCTCCTCGAGCGCCTTGATCTCCGGCCACAGGGAATTGACCGCATCCCAGATGCCTTGGATGTAGTCCCAGTCCTCCTTCGCCAACTTGCCGAGCGCGGCGTTGATGGAGGAATCGCTCCACCCGTACCCGTCCCGCAGCCGCTGGTAGTTGCTGTCATTGCCGACGTTCATGGCGATGCTGATGAGGGTGTAGCGGGTGACCGGGGATTCGATCCCGGGCAGCAGCACATCGACCTTGTCGGTCAGGGAATCGCCCCAGCCCTTCGGCATCGACTCGGTTAGGTCCTGGATCTTCTGGGTCACCATCGCATGAAGCTCGTATTCCTTCACCTGCGCGTCATTCGCCAGGTCGAACACGAACCGCGCCCACGGCCCGTCAATCTTGCCGTTGTCCAACCACTCAACCATCTGCTCGACCTTGAGGATGGCGGCATCGAACCGCCGCCACGCCTTGGCCCCGCGCGCGCGCAACGGCTCGCCGACCGTGTTGGGGATGCGGAGCTCGCCGGTCGTGGCGAGGCGATCGGACTCGGTCGCCGACTTGATGAGCTCGTCCTTGGTCTCTTGGAACTCCACCGCCGCAGCCTTCCGCAGCAGTTTGTCCTTCAGCCGTGCGAGGTGTTCGATGTTCCGCACGGTGTCGTAGACCGCCCGCAGCTCATCGACCGATGCGTTCTTGTAGTTGACCAGCCGCGCCTCGTCGAGCAGCTGGTCTGGGACATTGACGATGAGGCCGAGCGCGGCCTGCTGCTCGGCGAAATCGGCCAGCGACTGGCGGCGGGCAAGCACCCGCAGCGGCACACGCCGGAACTCGTACTTCTCGAGGATGGCGTCGATCTGGTCGAGGTAGCCGCCGCCGGCCTTCGCCAGCCGCTCGCGGGTCGCCTTCTTGTCGAACTTGTTGGCATAGTCGTAGATGCGGTCGAGCTGCTGCTGCGCCTTGCGGGCCTCGAGGTACATGTAGTGGTTCAGAAGCTCGCGCTGCTTCTCGGTCGCAGCCGCGTTGTAGTCCTTCCTGCGGATCGCGTCGAACGCCGCCTTCGATGCGCGGCGCTCGGCGAGCAGGTACTTACCCGGCGAGATGTCCCGCGCCATCATCTGCCCGATGCGACCGGCCGCAGCCCGGGCGAACGCCTGCGGGTCGGCCATGGCGGCATCGACCATGTCCATGCCGGCGCGGCGCTGCTCGGCCTCCTCACGGCGCAGGGCAGCGACCACCGGGCGCACCTGCCGCTGGAGCCGGCGGATGGCGACGAGCTCCGCCTTCAGCACGTTGGCCCGCTCGGAATTGTGGATGGCGGCCATGGCCTCGTCGGCAATCGTCCCGTCCATCCGCATGTCGCCGAACTCCGCAGCCATGCGGTTCGCGGTCTCGGCCTCGATAAGCTCCTTGCGCGGGCGCAGGTTGATGAGCGCCGTCATCAACGCCTCGCCGCTCTCAAACCCGAGCATCTCTGCTGCGGTGTCGATGTCGGTACCGCCGTCCTTGGTGTAGACCTTCCGCAGGAACCGGGGCATCCGCTTCAGGTACTCGGAGCCGAACCGGTTCTCCAGCGCCTGGCGGGAGAGCTTGACGGGGACGCCGTCCGGCAGCTTGCCCTCGGTCAGGATCGCGGCTGCGCGGTAGGCCGGTGAGGAGTCCACCTCCTCGGTGACCTTCTCTAGCATCTTGGCGCGCTCGGCCTTCCACCACTTCTCGCGCTCGCGCTGGTACTCGCGGATGAGCCGCCCCTGCAACTTCTCCTTCGCCGCCTCGCCGGCAGCCTCTGCGGTCTTCTTGTAGGCCGCGAACTCAGCCTCCGTCATGCCGGCATCCTGCGCGGTGGCAAACACCTCCCGCACGTCGAGCTCGGCATTGGCCGACTCAATCTCCTTGTCGGTCGCATAGATGCGGTCGAACACGCCGCGGACATCATCGTTCATCCGCACGTTGAGGTTGGTCAACACCCGGTAGACCAGCGTCATCCATGCCCGCACCCGCTGGAAGATGGTCCGCAGCTCGGCGCTCGGGGCCTTGCCCTCCATCAGGTACGCCTCATTGGCGCGCGCGAACTCCTCATGCTGCTTGACGCCGATCTCGGCGCGGGACTTCACCCCGAACCACTTCATCAGCGTTTCGGCATCGGCCTTGATCTGCGGACTGGCATCCGGGCGCTCGGCGAGATCGAGCAGCACCTCGAGGTAGAAGTGGCCGGTCTCGTGGATGAAGGTCGAAAGGTCGGCCTTCTCGAGCAGCCCGATGCGGACCCTGCGGTCGGCGCCGAACTGGATGTAGCCGCGCTTGTCGGTCTCGCCTTGGAACAGCGGCATACCGCCGACCACGGCCTCGCGCATCTCCGGGGTGATGTCGAACCCGAACTGTGTCATCTTCTTCTGGCCGGCGGCGCGCGCGACCATCGTGTCGGCGAAGTTTCTTGCAACTTCACGCGCCATCTCCGGCATGTTGACGGCGTCATAGTCCATCAACCAATCGTCGATTTCGTCTTCGGTTACCAAATCATCGAGCTCGCCATTCACGATGACATCATTGGCATCGGAATAACCGCGCATGTATTTCATCGCCTGCTTGACGATTTCTGCGCGATCGAGCCGGGTGCTTTCGGTCTTCGGCAGCAGAACGGTGCTAAGAGTGCCGCCAAGTTTCGGCACCATCTTCTTGACCGTAGACGTCACGATGTCATCGTAGAACGCCCGCATCCCCTTGCCGCCAATCTTGATTTTGACACCGGACAGGGTGCGGCGACCGGTCTCATCAGGCTCCTCCTCAAGCAGCCTGTCGGCCAACTCCTTGCCAATGATGCTCGGCAGGTTCTTCGCGTCGGTGAACTGATCGACGATGCAGTTGCCCTTCATGTCGAGCGCGGAGAAGTTTCTATACTGCTCCTCCCATGAAAGGACGCTGACATCCTTGTCCAACTGGTAACGCGCAACGGACTGGTCGCCGTTGATGAACGCGACACGGTCATACCCTTCCGACGCAGCCATCGTAATGATGCGCTTGAGCGCGAGCGCAACCCATGCGTCGGTCTTCTGCACGAATGGCGCTGCATTGACGCTGCCGATTAGCGAATCAATGCGCGCCTGCAAGGATGCCAACTCAGCGGCTTCCTCTGCGGAGAGAGGGTTGCCATCGCTCTGCGAGCGAATATAGAGGTTTGAAAGACGGGATTGCTCTGCGTTGTTCAGCGGCGTAGCGCCGCGACCTCTGAAGCCTTCCTCACGTCCTTCTTGCGCCCAGTCCGACTGAATCTCCTCAACGAACAGCACCTTCTTGCCGTCCGCATCGACGCGATCGTTGACGCGAAAGTGCGCGAGGACATTGGAGAAATCTCTCCAATGCTCGGTCGTGAACGGGCGCCTGGCCTCCGGTTGGCGGCTGAACTCAATCGTCCCGCCGAACCGATCCTCCGCGATGGATTTGAACCGGCTGACATCCTCGTCGGCGAGGTTGTCAAACTCCACATCGACCCGCGCAAATGACGGGTCGGAGGGTTCGACGATGCGGACAGTCTCGGACCTGAATCCCGCCGCTATAGCAGCCGACACGAATCTGGCGGCGGCTTCTTCATTGGGGAAATTGATGGTGCCGAACCCGCCGGCAGGAGTCTCCATCGGCAGGCGCAGCAGCACCTCGCGGTAGTTGGTGCCGCCAGGAAGAACCAACCGCCCGCGGTTGTACCGGGCGAGGTTGGCGACCCGTCCGGTGTACGTGTTCACGATTTGCTGGACGTTCTCCGGCAAATCCTCCCAAGAGACGGCATCGCCCTCCGGGTCGATATACACGATCTCGGGATCATCATCGTCGGCCCGGTCGAGGTTGACCGAGTAGCCGGTGCCTTCCAGAGCCGCGTTGAAGTCGGCCTCGACGTAGTTGACCTGACCAAGCACGGTCTCCTCTACCCGCACACCGTTGGCGGCGAGGTAGTCGATGACGGCTTGGCGGGTGACCTTGCCCTGCTGCAGGTCCAGCCATTCGCGGATGCCAGACCATTCGACCTCGTCGGCCTTGATGCGGCCCTTGTTGACGAGGGAATTGAGCGCGCCCTGCCAGCCGGATGCCGGCAGCGGCTTGTCCTCGAGGGAGGCTACTCCGCGGGCGAGGGCGGAGTAGAAGCCGGGGCCTGCCGTGACGCTCTGGAAGAACCTTCGCGCCGCGCCTTCAGCACCGCCGCTAGTCTCCGATACGCCTCCGCTTCTTGCGAAGTCGCTTGCTCCGTCGCTGAATCCATAGCTCTTGGCTCCGGTGCCGAGGTGGTTGAAAAGCTGCTGCTCAAAGAACCAGATGACGGACTGGACCTGGTAGGGCTTGATTCCGACTTCCTTCGCGGCTGCATTGAAGATCTCCTTGGCGATCCGGCGCTCCGGCTCGGTCGGGGCGTCAACTATCTTACCATCCGGGCCAAGCATACGCCCGAAGTACCGGTTGAAGGTACGGGTCGCCCACATGTCAATCGTGAGCTCAGGGATGCCATTGATGTTGGCGACGAACGGACCGACCTTCGGCCCGAACATGAACAGGCCGATTTTCTCGTCGGTCATCTTGCCATCGACGCCGGGACCCATGTTGCCCCACTTCCTGCGGGCGTCGTTCAGCTCCTTGACCGTATGCGCCGAGAACAGCCATTCGACGGCCTTCTCCTCGCCGAGGTCTTTGACCATGGCGTTGAGCATGTCGAGCTGCTTCTTCTTGTTGGGCGACTGGGTGCCGCCGGCCCACAAGCCTCCGGTCTTCGGGTTCTCGCCGGGGATGACCCCGGTCTTTTCGTAGTGCTGGAATGCCTCTGCGGTGATTTTCCAGTTGAGGTTGGCGGTCGTTTGCGGCGACAGGATTGCGGCCATCACGGAGAACAGCTGCCGCTTCGTCTCGCTGGCGAGGCTAGGGATGAGCCGCTGCGTGATCTCAAACGCCTTGGCGATGTCCTGCTCGTACCAGTCGAGGCCAGACTTGTCCTGATCCATCTGGTAGCGCAGCTCCGCAACGAGCTGCTTCACCGCGCGCTTCTGCTCTTTCGGGTCGTTGTAGTCGCGCTTCCCGGTGATGCGATCGAAGAACGCGGCGACGTCGTTGACCTTCATGCGCTGCTTGCCGGTCAGCGGCGGCCCCATGCGGAGCGCGATGGCGGTGTCCTGCGTGGCCTTCTTCGGCAGCTTGACCTTGGAGTCAGGCTCCTTCCCGGGCTTGCCGCTTTGATAGAAAAAATCACCAAGAACAGCCGGATACATGTTGTTCTGCTCAAGGCTTGAGACGCCGGTCTCGGTGTTGATGAAATCCTTCGCGGGCGCACTAATCTGCCGCAGCATCTTGATGACGTTGTTCGACCCCTTCTGCGTCATCTCACCGCGATGGACGCCAATCACGCCGGCAGCATTAGCCAACGAGATGGCGCGGGACAGGACATCGACACCGCCCGGGCGGCGCAACTTCTCCAACTGCGACATGTCATAGGGCAGGAACCCGATTGGCTTGTTGGTGTTGTCGAGCAGGATGAAGCCGGACTCCCTGCCGGCGATTCTTGCAGCAGCCTCTTTTGCAGCATCAGGGCCGACGATTGAGGGGCCGAGCGCCCCATGCTCCACGAATTGGCGACCGATGACGGTGACCTTCTTCAGCTTGCCGACCGCGCCGGTCGTTCCGGTCTGATCAATTTGCCCGTGTTGCGCGTGTTGCCACGGACGATTCTCAATGGTCGCGCCACCGCCGATCGCCAAGATGCCATTCGGCTTGATGCCGGTGCCGACGAAGATGTTGTAGATTGAATCTTCAACCTGCCTGTCAGCATCAGACAGCCGCCAGTTTCCGCTCGGGTGGTTGTGTGCCACCCAGATGTTGGCGGCACCTTGGATGCGGAATGCCTCCGCAGCAATCTGCCCCCAGTAGACCGCAGCCGACGAGATGTCGCCGATGGAGGTGCCGACGATAGCCAGCGGCTTGCCGTTCTTGTCGGTGACCAACACATCGAACCGCTCGCGGGTCCCGCGCGCGAGGGTGGCGAATGCAGCAGCCGCTTCAGCCGGGGTACGCACCCGATCCGCAGCGATTTCGCGCACCGAATCCTTCACCATCTCGGTGCGCGATGCGTAGCGCCCGGGCGCGGTGTCGATGGTCTTGACCCCGGAGGCTCCGGCCCTGCCGGCGTTGGGCGGCAGCGCGAGCAACTGGTCGGCGGTCCATGCCCCTAGCTGCTCGATGGACGGCACCTCATAGGGGGCATCGCCCTGCTCGTGGAACGCGAAGATGCGGAACCCGGCATCCCACTTCCGACGCGCATCATCCAAGCTCTCGATCTGCACCCCGAAGTTTCGCAGCCGGGTTGAGAGGGGCTGGTTGAACTCCACCTCCGGCACCCCGCCCATGCCCTCGCTCGCCTTGGCAATCAGCGCCTTGACGGTCGCGTTGTCGGTGGTCGTGACATCGATACCTTGCTGCCCGAGAAACTGCTCCAGTCCCTCGAGCGCGTCGGCAAGCTCGGCCAGATCCGCCCGCTCCTTCCCGGGCATGAACACGCCCTCGCCGCGGAACTCCCGGTCCATGGCGTTGAGGAAGGTCTGCTCGGTCTCGCCGACATCGAACCCGGCCTCGAGCGCGAGCTCGCGGGCTTCGTCGAACGACATGCCGGTCTCGGACACCAGCGCCTTCTCGCCGACCCGCCGGTTGTCGCGGTCCCAGAGCTTGGCATCGCGGGCGCCGAGCTCGCCGCCCTGATCCTGCACCCCGCCCCGCTCACGCAGGAACTCGGCCAGGGACTTGCCGTAGATTTCCCGCCGGCTCGGGATGTCGTTGCTGCGGAGCCGATCGATGAGGGGGTCGAGCGCGGTGTCCACCCCGGCCCGGGCCTGCAGGATGTCCGGCAGCGGGGTGACCACCTCCAGCCCGTACTGGCGGTGCAGCTCCATCGGGTCCATGCCGCCACGCTGCGCCAGACTGTTTATAGCCCGCGCATAGAGGGTGGCATAGTTGTCTGCGGTCGCCCTGTCGAATCGCCCCAGAAGCTGCCCTAGGACCTCCTGCTTCACCTGTTCGATGGCGGGGGTCTCGGCCTCCACCCCCTCCTGCTCCATCATGGTCTGGATCTCGGCCTCGACCTCCTTGCGGCGGGCCTCGAGCGCCTCCACCTCCCGGATGGTCAGGTCGCCCTGCGCCAACCGGACATCCTTCATCAGGCCGCTGTGGTGCGGGGTCGGGGCGAGCCGGGTCGCGTAGGTCTCAATGGGGATGATGACATCGCTGCCGGTGGCGACCGCCTCGGTGTAGTTGGTCGCGCCGACCTCATTGGCGACCTGCTCCGGGTCGACGTTCTGGCTCTGCCAATACTGGGTGAACTGATCGGCGGGGATGAAAACATTCTCAACCGGACCCTGCTCGCGGATGCGGGCGACATAGTCCTGGAACGTCTGCGGCAACCGCTCGCGGAGCTTCGACTCACCGGCCGCCTCGCCGAGCGCCTGCATGAACTGCTGGGTCTGGTTGGCCTTGCGGACCTCCCGCACGTTGCTGACCGCAGAGATTGTCGAACCCGGCAGGCCGACACCGGCACCGCCGGCAAAGCCCGCAGCGCCGGACTCCAGCACCCGCATCAGATCGCTGTCTGCCGCATCCGGTGCAAACTCCTGCCCGCTGACGCCCTGCGCCAACTCGCGCCCGAGGATAACTATGAGCTCCTGTATCGACTCGGTCACGCCTTCGATGCTTGCGGACTGCAGCCACTTCTTGCCCGCCTGCGCGACGGCATTACGAAAGGTCGGGCGCGCCAGCAGGGTCTTGATGGCCTCACGCGATCCCGCGCCGAGCAGCCGATCGATTCCAGGAATTCTCTTGGCAAGTGCGATGTCGCCGATTGTCTCAAGGCCGGCATTCAACAGGCCCGCCGCAGCCGCAGCCCCGCGCGCGACCGCAGGGTCAATCAACTGGCCGGACTCGTCCCGCATCTGCTCGTACTCAACGAACGCGAACCCGGCCTCAGACTTGTAGCTGTAGACCAGCGTTCCGAGCTTGTACCCGGCGCTACCACCCAATGCAAATGCGCCAGGGACTGTGAGGATCTCCTCCGGCAGCGCCACCTGCGGACCCGCTTGGCCGAGGAGCAGCGCCCCACCAGCGCCGGCTGCAGCACCGATGATTGCGCCCTTGCCACCCTCGCGCACCGAGGACACCAACTGGCGCGCGGTGTAGCCGGTCTGCCCGAAGACCCACGCAATTGGATTGTCGCCGCGCTCCGGGGTCTTGCCCAGCGCCTGCATCTTGTTGAGCAGCTCGCGCCGCAATGTCTGTTCAGCAGGCGAGAGGAATTCGCCGGACACCCAACGCCAATTCAGCGGCTCCACCTGATCCATGATGGAGGCTTGCTCAATGCCCTGCCCAGCAGCGCGGAACGTCCGGTCGATACGGGTCAGCACGCTGACATCGTCGCGCGCGACATCAGCCTGCTCCGCGAGGAAATTCGCGGTGACAGGCGAGTCTTTCACCAGCCCTTCGTAGTCCACCTCGCCGAGGATGGCCTGACGCTCGATCTCCTTGCGGTCAATCCGCACGGTCTCCACCGGAACGTTGACCTTCTCAGCGAGCTTGCGGAGGTCGGCCTCGACATCCGGGTTGGTCTGCGCCGCGCCGTACATCGCCGAGCGCAGCGCATCGCTCTCCTCTTGGCGCATCAGCTCAAGGTACGGGTTTTCCTCCTCCATGAGACGGCGATAGTCCGTCACTTGAGACGTCCTTTCGCCTTGAGGAAGTATGCCCGAATGTTCTGCTCGCTCACTTCCTTGCCGGTGGCGCGCAGCGCATCGGTAATCGCTTTCCTGTCGTCATCAGGAATCACGATTTCTTGCTCAGTCGTAGCCTCAAACAGCATCACTCTATTGGTTCCGAAAAGATTTCCGCGCACCGTCACATCAGAAAACAGCCGATCGACCTCCGCGTTCCGTTCTTCCGGTGTCAGCTTGCGACCCAATGCCCGCTCTCGCTCAAAGATATTCATGTCCAAGGTGATGAGCGCCTGGCCGGCGCGCTTCGCCATGGGTGTCCCAAACCTCGCTTCTGGGTTGATCCCCATCTCGGAGAGCCGCAGGTTCATCCGTTGCCTCGTGTTCAGAATCTCGGTCTGCGTCGCCTCCGGCGCGTTTATCAGGTCTGCTTGCAACCGCGTCAACTCCTTGAACTCGGCATCCTCGAGCTTGTTGCGGAGTGCCAAAAGATTGGCCTGCTTCAGCAGTTGCGGGTTGATCCGCAGGTTGTAGTAGACCTCCGTGTCGGTTTCAATCTTGCCGCCGCCGCGCAGACTGTCTGCGTAGTTTCTGACCTGCCCAATCTTGTCGCCGGGAATCGCCGCCCGCAGCGATGCAGGCAGCGCGGCGAAATTGCCGCCGTTCGCATCCAGCCTGCCGTAGACCGCAGCCATGACTTCCTGCTGCTGCCGCTCGCGATCGCGCAACTTGGACCCCAACTGCGCCAGCGCCTCACTGGTCGCGTCGTCGCGCACCCGCACATTGTCACCGGCAACCTCGCGCACCGCCTGACGCACCTCGGTCTCGCTCGGGATGCGATTGCCGAACGACCCCATCACATCGTCCGCAATACGCGCAGACGCCCGCAGGTCGGTTTCGGTCGCCACCTTGCCCTCGAGCTCCACAAGCCTCGGAGCCTTGATGGTCGATCGGTTGCGGTCGATGTACTGCGCAGCAAACTCTACATCCCCAGCATCGAGCGCCGAATTGACCACCGCCGAATGCACCTGGTCGATGTTGTCCATCTGCACCGCAAGCAGCGCGTCGCCGGTAATGCCGTTGCGGTCAGCCCAGAGCGCCGTATTCGTTGCGATGCGCCCGATGCTATCGTTTACCTTCGCCTGGTCGCGCCAGTTGAGCGCGGCTTGATTCGCCTCAGTGGCGACCGCCCCCTTGTAAACATTATCCCGGTACTGATCTGTCTCGCGCAGGACATGCCGCATCAAAGAGTCGTCGAACTCAGCCTCGGCCATTGCAGCCCGACGCCGGAACATGTCTTGCTGCCGAGTGTTCGGCAACCCAGACGCTACCCGCTCAATCGTTTTCTTGAAATCGCCCGAGTATTTGGTCATGAAATCAGGCGCTACCGCATCAGCGGCCTTCTTCGATGTAAACCCCGTCTCCGGGTTCATCATCAAATCGGTCTGCTGGTCGCGCAACTGATTGAACGCATCCTCAACACGCAGCTCGTCGAGGTCAGCCGAAAGCCTAGCAAACGCTGTAGCCCCACGCGCCACGGCCTCGGCAGTCTCCGCAGCCTGAGTCCCCACAGCAGCGAGCCCACGCGCACTCGGCGTAGCGATGCGCGGGACAACCTGCTGACGGTAGAACTCAAGCTTCGCCATGGCTTACCTCGGCCCCGAGTATCGGCTGGTCGTGGTGGTGAGCGTGGTCGGGACACGCCGTCCAGTGACCTTCACCCCGGTCAACTGCGACGCATTCGGGCGGCTTCCCGGCATCGTGCCACCCGCGCTTGCATATTGGCCGATGCCCATAGCCATGGCCTGCAGGACGCCCTGCGTCCACGACGGGCGGGCGGCACGGGTGATGCGAGCCTCGGTCAGCAGGCCCTGCGCCTGCGTCTCGCCCTGATACGCCAGGGACAGTGCGTCCAACTCCGCAGCCGTCGCCGCCTGCTTGTAGACGTCCCCGAAGGACACCGAGTCGAGCAGCCCCGCCTGAGCGCCAGCCGCCCGAAGTTCGCCGAACTGCCGCCGCGTTTCCCGGCCAAGCGCCTCGGTCTCAAGACCAGCCTGCCGCCGAGCGACACCGGCCTCTATCTCGAGCGCCCGCGCCTGCGCCGCGCCGATCTGCCGCTGTTGGCCTGTCGCCATCAGGGACGAAGCCGCCGCAGCCGAGGCGATGACTCCCAAAGTGACCGGGTCTGCCATCAGAGCACCCTCGCGTACATGTCCATATCCTGACCTCGCTGGAAGGCCCGCATCCGGCCTTCACGCTCGAACCCGAGCATTCTCGCCCATCGGTGACCGGGCATAAAGTCCGGCACCACATAGGCCTCGACGCGCTCGATCCCGCAGCCGTCGAAGAACTCCGCAACCGCCCGATGCAGCGGGACCATCCACCGGCCTGAGTCCGCAGAGAGCAGCGCCCACGCCGACGCACGCCCCTCCCAGAGGTTCACGAGCCCGGCGCAGCAGACAATCCGCCCGCCCGCCCGCGCCGTGTAGCAGGGGCCAGCCTCGACCAACTCCTGCCCATACCCGGAACGCCCGATGAACGCCGACAGGAACTCCTGCGAGGGCTGCAGGCTCAACTCCCGAAGGTCAGCCGGGACGAATGGCAGCACTTCGAACGTCATCCCTGCGTCTCCATCTCGGGGTAGAGCGCGATGACGGTCATCGGGAGCGGCTGGTCAGCCACCACCCAGATGCGCCCGTCCGTCTCGTAGCCGCCCGAGAAGGCGAACACGTCGGTGTCCCCGGTCAGGAGCGGAGGCACCTCGTCCATCAGGTCGGTGGTCGTGCGGTACTGGATGAGATCGAGGTTGGTCCGGCTCGGGCCGACCTTGCCGCCCAAGCTCGCATAGAGCCGCAGCCCGATCTTGTGGATGCGCTTGATCTTGGCCTGCGCCGTGCCGATCGACGCCCCGGCCTCCAGCCGCTGGGTCGCCAGCGTCGAGGTGTAGGGGTAGCCGACCGTCGCGCGCGAGGCCGGGAACGGCAGCGTCACGGTCCCGTCCGTGACCAGCAGCCCGGTGACCTCCTGCCCGTCAGCCAGCGCCGACACCGTCTCGCCCTCGAGGTGGTACATGCCCCGCAGGGAGGTCGCAGTCATGCGCCACTCATTGAACGGGACATCATCATTCGGGAATGCCGCGATGATGGTGGTCCTCACGCTCTCTTGGTCAACATAGGTCGTGATGCGCGCACGGGCGGTACGCCAGAGCTCGGCGTCCGTGTCGTAGTACCGATACACCACCTCGCGGTTGACATCGCTCGGCAGGAACACCGGGTCGTTCACCACCATGAAATCGCCGTTCTCAGCCGTGATGAACTCATTTGCCTCGCTAGCAATCTCAAGGCTCGATGTCACCGTAAACAGCACATTGGTGCTGCCGACCGTCTGGTACCCGCTCGACAAGAACAGGTCCGCCGGAATCACCGGGTTGAACTCCAGCGATGCGTCAAGGTAGCCGGCACCCTGCACATCGTCGCCCTCCTCAATGGACTGGCCGATGTATTCGATGAAGCGCCGGGTCTTGCTCACATCCAATTCCAGCACTAGCCGATCCTCTCCCTCGGTCAGCAGGTCACCGCCAGCCTCGAGCGCCAACTCGTAAGGGATGTCGCCCTCGACGGTGCGGGACACCACCAGCCACACATCATCGAGGTCGCCGTTGGGACTAGGGATTATCTGCACCGCCTCGACTTTCGCGTCCGTCCCAGCGATGGGGTGCTGATGCCATCCGTAGATGTTCTGCTCGCGGTCGTAGGTCAGGCCGATGAGCCGCCCGTCACCGAGGACGCACCACAGGATGTCATCCGGTTCCTTCTGGTACTCCATGTCCACGATGCCGGACCGGGTGATCTCCGGGTACAGGACGCTCATGTCCCGCGGCACCCACGCATCGACCTGCAGGTCGAACCGCAGCTCCATGATGCGCCGGCCACCGACGCGCGCGAACAGCACCGCATCCTCGACGAGCGCCGGCTCGAGCTCCATCGACCCCTCAGCCGACTGCAGGTCGAACTTCACGTTCTCCGGGCCGAGCGGCGCCGTGGTCACGTTCTCGCGGATGGCGATCTCCGCACCAGCGGTGCCGACGATGAGGGCATTGCCCGGGCGCATCCAGCGCACCTTGTCGACGTTGCCGACCGCGAGCGTCAGGTTGAGCGCGTTGTCGGCCAGGATCTCGCCGAACGTGTCGGGCGCGTGGGAGCCGTAGTCGCCGGCCACCGAGGCATAGACGTTCTGCCCGCCGCCCCACCAAAGCCGATCGCGCCAGAACGCGGTCTTGTACGGGTACGCCCCGCCCATGCCTTCGCCCCATGCGCCGATGCGGTAGGAGCAGGAGGTCGACCCGAGCAGCTCGGTCGGCGCGACGCCGGGGCCGACGATGTCGGCGCTCACCTGAGCCGTGCTGGTCACCGCCGTGATCTTCAGCACCACATAGCCGGGATGCAGGAACTTCCACAGGACGCCGGCATTGCCGTCGTAGTCCTGCCCCTCCTCGTGGATTGGACGCACCGCGCCGGTCGTGGCGCTGTTCACCGCCTCATAGAACTTGCCCGAGGACTTGCGGATGTTCCCCGCCGTGATGGCCTTGGCGGTCTCCCACTGGGTCGTGGTGATGTTGATGGGTTGCAGCCGCAGCAGCATCCCGACTGAGTCATTGTCGAAGATGGCCGCGCCGGCAGACACCGTGACGTTGCCGGTGGTGCCGCTCAGGGTGAATGCGAGCTTGGTGTCCGGCTCGCGTTGGAACGGGCCGTCGCTTGGCGCGTAGGCCGCGAATGCCCAGCTCGTGTTGCCCGAACGGGTGAGGGTGCGCGGCTGATAGCCCTCGCAGCCGATATACAGCACGTCGCCGGACTGAGCGATCGAGAGCGCCGACGTCCCCTCCGGGGTGAACAGGTCATCCACCGCATAGGGCGACGTGATGGTGTAGACCCGCCCGAGGTCGCCGCCTCCGGCATATGCACCATACCCGGTCGTGTCGATGATGCCGCCATCGATGTCGTAGAGCTCAAAGGTCTTCGCGCCAGAATTGACGTTGGTCACCTTCACGTAGCGGCCATTGACCTGAGTCATGCCGGCCACGCCCGAGACATACATCCAGTCGCCGTTCGACGGGTTCGCCCCGACATAGGTGACCACGCCCGGGTTCGCCTGCGTGATGCCGGAGATGTCGATCGGGTCTTCTAGCACTACGCCGCGGTCGGTGTAGAAGCGGCAGTATTCGTCACCGAACTCGATGACATAGGCCTGGTCGAACGCGAACTCAAACCGTTGCAGCCACACCCGCTTGTTGGGGAAGCGCGTCTCCAGGACGTACTTGGTGCCGGGACACCGCTTCGCCGGACCTTGCGCGGTCGGGATGAACCGCCGCATCCGGTGCGCGCTCGAGGAGTACTTCTCGAAGTCGGTGCGCCCGCCCATGAGCGAACCCACCTCGCCGCCGTTGAAGTTGACGATGGCTGGATTGACGTTTGGCATCAGAGCCTCACGGTCAGCCAAGTCGTGTCGGCGATGCTCTCCGGCGGGTTTTCGATGGCATTCGCACGGATGGCATCCATGAGCGCCATCCGGTAATCGCGCAGCGCGGCGTTCTTCTTCGCGTCAGACTGGGTCAGCGGCTCGCAGACGTTGTAGGCCAAGAAGCCGGCGAACGCATCATCGAACGCGGAATCGAACTTGGTCGGGTCAGAGATGCGGGCAAGGTAGCGCAGATTCAGCGAACCCGAACTGCGGGTCAGGATCTTGCCGCCCTCGATGACATACTCCTGGCCGCCGCTGCTGATGAGGTCGGACAGGTCCGGCGCAGGGTAGTAGGCGTTGATCTGAAGCACCCGCAGGCAGTCCGCCGGCAGGGTGTACTGGTGCGAGTAGTCGAACACCGGGGTCGCCACATCCTCGGCGAGGCTCGCCCGCTTGACGCAGAAGCGCCAGTTGAAGGTGCGCTGCAACTTGTCGCGCAGCATCCCGTAGATGGCATTGAGCTCGCGCGCGGGCTTGGTGTTGTCCGTGAGCGCGGTGATCCGCAGATCGCCGAGCTTGGTCAGCGCGAGATTGGCAATCGCAACGTCACTGGTAGCCACGGGCGCCTCCCGCGGCTATCAGGCCGGCGGCCAAGTATCCTGAGTGATCGCTTCCTTGAGCGTGTCGATGGCGAGCAGCACCTCGAGCTTGCTCATCCCGATGAGGTCCACGCGAACCTCGATGTCGAGGCCGGTCGTGGACGCACTCTCGGTCACGCTGCGGACACCGGCAGCGCCACGGTCGATTCCATAGAAACGGTCAGCCATGTCTGTCTCCCAGAAAGAAGGGGCGAGCCGGTTGCCCGACCCGCCCCTATGCCTTACGCCGTGTAGCGACCGATGAGCTTCACGGTGGCGGTGGCGTCAGCGGCCGCCGTCAGCGTGAGCGTCACGTCGTAGAACACGCCCGGATCGGCGGTGAGGCCGAGGGCGTCCCACAGCTCCTTGCCCGAGTTGGCGATGGTGAAGAAACCACCGCCCTCGTGCAGAACGTCCACGCCGTTGAGCGCACCGTCCTTAAGGGACAGGGCGTCGGCGAAGAAGTTCGCATCGACCACCGCGCCACCGTCCTTGGCCGTGCGGTACAGGCCGATGTCGGTGATGGTCGTGGTGCCGATGTCGGGCGAGTAGATGCGGAGGTCGGTCACCACCGCGTTCGACGGGAGCCGGAACATCCGGTACGTCGAGGCGATGCTGTCCGTGTCCGTGATCGCCACGGTGGCGACCTCGATGCGCTCGAAACCGCCATCGACACGAGGGTTGTTGAGGACCGCCGGGACTGCGTCCGCGTTGGTGACGAGAGTGGACTTGAGATTGACTACAGCCATGATGGTCTACTCCCTTACTCGGCGCAGAGGATGTCGACGACCTTCTTCTCCTCGGTGCGGGTGGCACCGAAGGTCCCCATCAGATAGATCTGGAAGGGGTGCGAAGACAGGTCACGACGTTGGGTGACGTTGGACACGATGTCGTTCCACATGCCGAGGTGGATGCCCGAAGGCACCCAGACCGGGCAGCGGCGGTGGGTCGTGCCGGAGGACAGCGGCAACCGCTCGATGTGGACGAAGTTGATCCCGAGGAACCGGGTCACCTTGCCATCCTGCATCACCGGAGCCGCGGAGTTGAAGTCCGCGTTGGTGACCTGCAGCTGCCCGAGGAGGTCATCGTGCTGCTCCGCCGTGATGGCGCAATAGACCGGCTCGGCGTCGAGATCGACCTCGTTCTCCATCAGGATGCGGCGCGCCTCGCGGAGTTTGTCCACCGTGAGGCCCACGTTGCCGGCGGCGGAGTAGTTGACCGCGACCTGCTGGTTGGTGACATCGAACACGGTGTTCGTGCCGCCGGCCTCGCCGGTCTTGTTGGTGCCGTAGATGCCGCTGATGATGACGTCGTCCAAGGCGCGGCCCATCGCGTACAGCCCGTTCTGGCTGTAGGCGGACTGGGGGTCGGCCAGGAGGCGGAGCTTGTCGAAGTTGTCGATGAGGTCCGCCCAGTCGTAGTCCTCCGGGAACACCCAACGACGGTTGTTGGGGGTGTTGACGGGGACGATCGGCTGGTAGCGGGTCGAGACCACGCGCGCGGCGGTGGCGCCGTACTGCGTGACGACCTCGGACTGCTTGCCCTTGTAGCTGCCGGTCTGGACGGTGCCGCGGAGCTTGGAACCCTTCTGCTGCAAGAGCAGCGAGATGTTCGTGCCGTACTGGACGGCATAAACGGATGCGATGTTGTCGGCCATGATGCCTCTCCGAAATCAAGTGAATGATGTTCTCGGATGGCTTGTCCGTCGCCGGGGCCGACCTTGCCCGTTCCGCTCGGGCCATGCGACCGTCTTTCCGGTCGTCAGCGGGGTCTTGCGACTTGTCCGACCTTCAGAAAAGAGCCGGGAGGGGGTGCCTCCCGGCAAACGACATGAAGGCTCTCGAGCCGGATACTACTGACACTCTGCGGAGCTTGCAACTACTCCGCCGGCATCTCCGGGTTGGCGAGCCGGGTCAGCCGCATCATCTCCTCGATCGCGCTCTGGCGCACCCGTTCATCGGTGTGCATGTAGCGCGCCATGAACTCCTTGTCGGCGAACATCGCGGCCTGCTTGTTCCGCGCCTGCGCCGGGGTCAGCGCGCCGGCAGCCGGGGTGTCGCTCGAGACGAACGCCGACTCCGAGAACTGCGCCCCGATCGCATGGAACAGCTTCATCAGCTTGGCGGTCCCCATGGCCCGCTCCATCGCGTCGAAGGTGTCCTCGTCGATCCCGGCCTCCTTGCTGAACTTCAGCACCGCCCGCTTGGCGAGCTCCTCGTTCTGCGCCGCAGCCGCGCCCCACTCACCCTTGAGCGCCGCATACTCGGCCTCAGATTGGGTCGAGAACGCCTCATCCGCTGCGGTGATCCGCTGGGTCGAGGCGCTGTTCCACCACTCGGCCAGCCCCTTGGCCTGCTTGGCGGTGAGCCCGAGCTGGTGCAGCACCGGGGCGACCGACTGGGCGAACGAGCCGTCATCGCCCTCCGGCACCGGCAGCTCGTACTTGTCGGGGGTCTCCGGTCGGCCGAGCCGCGCATAGAGCGAGTTCCAGCCGTCCGCATCATCGTCGCCCTTCGGCGCGAGGATGGTGCGACCGGCCTTGTCGGCGCCGAACACCTTCTCGAGGTTCTGGTAGGACAGGAGCGCGTCAGCCGGTCCCTTCCACCCCTTCGCCCTGACCAGCTCGCCGAGCTGGCCGGTCGTGGCGGGGTCGAGACCTTCCGGCGCGTACCATGCAGGAGCCGCTGCCGGGGCAGTCGGGTTGCCTGCGGATGCAGACCCTTGATCGTCACTCATCACGGAAATCCTCTTGCAGATTGGTCAAGGTTCGTTCGTCCAGGTGCAGCGCCTCGACAATCATCTGCACCGTCTCCTGCCGGCCAACCATGCGACCGACCTGGAACATGTCCACCTGCGCGCCGGGGGTGGCCGGCGGCTTGCCCAGTCGGGCGAACCGCTTCAGGTGCGCCATCACGATGCGGCCATCCTCGGACAGGTCATTGCTGCCCGGAGCCATGAACAGCCGCTTGTAGGCGCGGGTGCGGAACAGCACCTGGCGGATCTGCGCCATCAACCCGATGCTGTTCACCGAATCAACCCTTGGAGCTCGGCGAACCGGGCGGCATCGCGCTCGCAGGCGGAGAGATGGGCGGCAAGAGCTTCTCCAACGCCTCCCTCGTCGCTGGACTCTCCGGCGGGACCATCAGGCGCGGGGGCGGCGGGGCAGGTTGCGGGCAGGGCGGGGGCGGCGCGGGCGTCGCGCAGCCGGCGAGCAAGCTCGCGCCCGCGGCGATCGGCGGCATCCAGCTTCTCAGACAACCCACGCTCAACCTCCTGATGTCGGGCGGTAGCGGCCTCCAGAGCCGCCCTCGCAGCCTCTGCGGCCCGCGCGCGCTCGAGGTGCCACTCTGCCCTGACCGCAGCCGACCCGGCCTCATAGCCGCTCCGGTGCGCCTTGTGGTAGCCGAACCACCCGAGGCCGGCCAGCGCGAGCGCGAGGCCGACCCCGAGATAGACCCGGGTCACGCCTGCGGCTCGCCCTTGCGCTTCGACAGCACCGACCACACGGCGGCGGCGACCGTGGCCGCAGCACCCGCGATGGTGGCGACGGTCTCGGCGTCGGTGATGCCCTTGCCGACGAGGTAGCCACCGATGGCAGCCACGATGGCGCGGACGATGCCCGCGATCTGCTCTCCGTTCATGCTGATCTCCTACGCTTCGTTGTCCGAGACCGGCGCGCCGTTGGAAGCAAGCAGCGGCAGCGCGGAGACGGCAGGGACCGCCGTGTTGGGGGGCCAACGGTAGCCCAAGACCCGGGCAGGGTCAAAAGGCGCGATCGTCACCGCGTTGGCTTGGTTCCCGCCCAGCACCATCAGCCGGCGGCGCTCATCGCGCCCGACGAGGAACCCGACATGACCGGCCCCGGGTCTCTTGGGGCCGCCGTTGAAGATGACCACGCACCCGAGGAAGGGGTCGCACTCCACCCCCCAGTTGAGGTATGCCCGCGCGCGGTACCAGTGCCGCGGCAGCTGGTGACCGCCCTGCCGCAGCATCTCGGCCACGAACACCCCGCACCATGGGGTCTCATCGTCCGACCACCACGCCCGCAGTTGGCGCAGCCACCGGGCGATGGCCGGCGCTGTCGCCTTGCCGGGGATCTCGCGCAGCCCGATGTGGTGGCGTGCAGACTGGACCCAGTGCGGCTCGAGTTGGACCATCAGCTCAGGAAGATGAGCTTCGCCAAGATGGCCGCCATGCCGGCAATCAGGCCGTACCCGACCCGGCTGACCACGGTGCTGAACTTGTCGAGGTCCTCACGGATTCCGCGGTATCGCTCGGCACAGACGGCCTCATGGGTGGCGAACCGCACCTCGAGGTCGCGCAGTCGGTGGTCATGGGTCACGGCTTGGGTCTGCTCGGCGTTCACTGGAACACTCCCATCACTTCACGGCGGGGGACCGAGGCGGCGATTTGCTCGGCTCGGGCGAATCTTTCTGCGGCCTGTCCCGCGATCGGCGCGGCGGCCAGGAGCTGCTGCATCTGCGCGGCCTCCTGCTCGGCCGCATCCATGGACGCAAGCTCCTCGTCGGTCCGCAGCGCCTTGGCCGGCACGTTGTTGGCCTCGGCGATGACCTTGACCGCTTGGTCGGCGTTGATGCGGCGCAGCACCTTCATGTCGCCCGACGCCTGCGCCACCGGCAGGATGGCCTCAATGGTCCGCAGGATGCCGGCGGCCTCCTCGGCACGCATCAGCCGCGCCAACGGCCCGGTGTATTTCGGCAGGATCTCACCGCCAGCGACCACGTACTCGAGCAGCTGGGGCGGCGGCTCAGGCAGCATCCCGGAGGCCGAGAGCAGGTCGAGCTCGCGCTCGATGATGGGGCCGAGGAACTCCGACTGCTGCCGGCCCATGGTCGGCCCGAGCAGCGCGCCCTTCTCCTGCGCCCGTTGCAGCACTTCGGTCGCCGTCATCACTCGGGGCGACTCCACCAAGATCTGGAACAGCGTGACGAGGAACGAGTCGTTCACCGCCTTGCGCTTCTGGTCGGACATCTCGATGCCGATCGGCAGGTTGCCGCCGGTCATCAGCGGCTGCACCAGCGGCGTACCATCCTCACGGAGGTAGCCGTAGTTGAGGGCATTGGGGCGCACCGAGAAGGCATTGATGGCCCCCTCCTCAGACAGGATGAGCGGCGGATCGACCATGCGGTGCGCCATCCGAAGCATGGTCTTTTCCATTTCCTGCAGGGACTTGATGTCGGCCAGAGCCTCCATCGCAGGTGACCGCCCATAAATCTCACGCGGGCCGGTGACATACCGACCCACCGCATACGGCTGCACCCGGTAGCCGCCGTCCTGCAAGAGGACGCTGCCCTCGCGCGCGACGTAGCGGGACTGGAACTGCATCCCCTCCGGGCCTGCGCGGCCTTGGCGGTAGTCGCCATTCGGCTTCACGCAATGCACGAACTCAAACATGTCGTTGCCGCGGGAGGCGGCGGCGGACTTGATGCCACGCGGGAGTTTCTCCTCCCAGCCGGGGATCTGCATCGCCTGTCGCGCCGTGAGCGTGAAGCAGCGGTAGACCGTGTCCACCCGCCCGCTATGGTCGAGGTCGATTACGAGCTCGGACAGCGGGATGGCGCGGTAGCGCAGCGTCACGCCCGGGATCTCGTCGATGAACAGGCACGAGGTGCCGAACGACCCGAGGCTCATGTAGCACTCAAACGCCTGCGAGGCGAAGTTGGCGGTCGGCGCATACCGCTGGCGGAACAGGACATCGCGCAGGGCATCGCACCACCGCTGCACCGCCACGTTCTCGTCGAGCTCGGGGATGCCGGTGTGCAGACCGTGCCAGACCTGCGTGGCCGGGGTCAGCATCGAATCCATTGCGGCTGCGAACCGGGGCAGGGCGCGCTGCGCGGTCGAGTCGAAGATCTTCTCCGACCGCTTCTCACCCGGGGTGCGCCAGCCGGTCATCTCGGCCATGCTCGGCCAGACCCGCTCGGCCACCTCCTGCCAGTGCTGCTCCCATGTCCCACGCGCGCCCTTCAGGCGATCGTAGTCCTCCAGCACTTCGGTTGCGCGTGAGTCAGCCATGGTCACTCCCAGAGCAGGAAGTAGCCGTTCTCGAGGGTCAGGTTGTCACCCGCCTCGGTCACGAGGTTGCCGACCGGTTGGTCATTGCCGGTCCCGTCACGCCGCAGCGTCCGGTCGGCGGTGCGCTCGGCCGTGCGCGGCCACGTACGCATCAGAACCCCGGCGCGGGGATGCGGAGCGCGACGGCGAAGACGGCGGTCGCGGTGGCGATGTTGCAGCGGATCTCGCCGGCCCCGAGCTCGAAGATGCCGCCGCCGGCAGCGGTCAGGGTCGTGTCGATGCCGACATCCTGCGCGGTGCCATTCGGACCCTTGCACTCGAGCTTGACGGTGCCGGGGAAGGTGCCTTCCACCCGGAACTCACCGCGGCCACCCGGCCATTGGAACCACGCGCCAGTCGCGCTGGCATTCGTTGCGAGTCTGATGCCTGTCGCCATATCTGTCTCCGATTAGGCCGCAACGGCCTTGATGACTGCGAACGTGATGACAGGCGTATCGGTCCCGGCTGATGGGACCGTGCCATTGTCGATGTTGCCGACCGAGATGGTGCATTGAT